GCCCCGGTGCGTCAAGGGGAGTACACTGAGGCCGTCCATGCCGGTTGAAACCTCGACACACGTGTCTGCCGAACAGGATGGACGCGTGTTGTCCGGTGCGGCCGACTCTGGCGCAACGACTGAGGCGCTGCAGGAGGTCATGGACCGTCATGCCCCCGAGCCAGAGACGGCCCCCGCCACGGAGGCCACGCCCGCCACGCCGATCGCCACAGAACCCGTCAAGGAAACCCGCGGGCGGCAACGTTTCTCCGAACTGACGGAACAGCGCAAAGCCGCGGAGACGCGCGCGGAGGCAGCGGAACGCGAGCGCGAAGCCATTGCCCGCGAACGGGACGAGCTCAAAGCGCGACTGGCCCAGCCCCCACAGCCAGCGCGGGAACCGGAGCGTCCCGCCGCGCCCGTCTACACGCGCCCCGAGCCCGATGTCAACGAGGTCGGCACCAAGTACGAGACGTACGAACAGTTCACGCGCGATCAAGCGCTCTGGGTGCATGAACAGCAGGCGCAAGCGTTCGACGGCCGCATCCAGCAGGCGCTCGAGCGGGATCGGTATCAGCGCACGTTCACTGACACCGTGGAGCGGACACGCGCGAAGGGCCGCGAGACGTATGCCGATTTCAACGTGCACGCGCTGAACGGTCCCGGCGCGCAGGTGCCAATGAGCGGGGATCGTCTGGAAGCGATCATCCACCATCCGCAGTCAGAGCATCTGCAGTACGCGATCGGCAAAGATGCCGCGTTGGCACAACGGTTGGCGACGGTGGGCCCGATTGAATTCGGAATCGAGCTTGCCAAGCTCGTGCCGGCGTCGACCGGGAACGGCCACGCGCAGGCCCAGACGTTTCACGCCCCGGCGCCCATGCAACCCGTCGGGAGTGGGAGCCGTACCACCGTCACCCCGTCTGCGGACTTGGCGGGCAAAGGCTTCGACTTCGACAAGAGTGGGTATCGACAGCGCCGGGCGCAAGAGCGCGGCGTGAAAGGACGTTACACGTAGGTTCGCGTCGGAATTCTGCCCGTCATCCTCGCCTCTCCGGCCTCGAGGACGCTACGGGCACCCGCTGACTGCGATGACACCCCTTGTAGCCGGGAGGGTGCCGTCTAGAAGGTAGGTGCCCTGTGCCCCCTCCGCCCAATACGCTGCTCACCAACGACATCATCACGTACGAAGCGCTGGACGTGCTCGAGAACACGAACAGCGTGCTCATCAATCTGAACTCGGAATACTCGGACGATTTCGAGTTCGGCGGCGCCGTGCTCGGCCAGACGCTCCGCATCCGCAAGCCCCCGCGCTATCTCGGTCGGCTCGGCCAGGCGGTGCAGATCGAAGCGATCACCGAGACGGAAGTGCCCCTCACGCTGTCGTTCCAGCGCGGCGTGGACACGCAGGTCAGCTCCCAGCAGCTCATGCTGGACATCGACAACTACCGCAAGCGGGTCCTGGCGCCGCAGATTGCGCGGCTGTCGAATCTGATCGATCAGGACGTGTGCAACCTCGCCCAGGGCCTCAATGAGTTTGTCGGCACGCCAGGCGTCACGCCGTCGTCCCTGACGACCTACGGGCTGGCCAAAGTCAAGCTGGACAACATGGCCGCGCCGCCGGAAGAGCGCAACATGTTCCTGAATCCGATCGCGGATTTCACGCTGATGGACAACCTGAAGGGGTTGTTCAACGCGACGAAGGCGATCTCGTCCCAGTACAACAGCGGCTCCATGGTGCAGTCGAACACCATCGGCGCCGACTGGTACATGGATCAGAACATCTATGTCCAGACCGTCGGCGCGCTCGGCGTGTCGACGCCGATCGTCAGCGCGGTCCCGGCCTCTGGCGCGAGCACGATCACCACGACCGGCTGGCAGTCGGGTGTGTCGACGCTCAACGCGGGCGACAAGATCAGCTTCGTGTCGACCACGACCCCGGTCAACGGGATCAACCCGCAGTCGTTCTCGTCCACCGGCCAGACGATGCACTTTGTCGTCACCGCGACCACGAGTGACACGACCGGGACCATGGTCATCCCGATCGGCCCGGCGATCATCGGCCCCGGCTCGCAGCTGCAGAACGTCACCAACCTCCCCGCGGTCAATACCCCGGTCTACGTGTGGGATACGCCCGCGGCGTCCTTCGCGACGATCGTCGGCAAGCAGAGCCCGCAGAATCTCGCGGTCCACAAGGACTTCGGGACGATCGCGATGGTCGACATGCCGCTGCCTGGTGGGACCGACAAGGCGTATCGCGCCGCGTCACGGAAGAGCGGGAAGTCGATCCGGGTCATCCGCGATTACGTCGCGCTGACCGATCAATGGCTGCAGCGCATTGACGTGCTCTATGGCACGGCGGTCCTGCGGCAGGAACTCGGCGTCGTTGTGGCGGGCTAGTCCGTCAGAACCGTGAACTCGGGGCCGGGCTACGACCCGGCCACTCCAGAAGGGTCAAGGGAAAGACATGCCACTTGCGATTACGACGCTCGCCGGCGCGAAACTGACGAACGATACGACCATTCGCCTCACCTCCGCCACCGGCATCGCGAACAAGATGCTGGCGATTGTCGATGACGAATACATGCGCATCACCAGCGTCGGGCTCTCCCCCGTCGTGGGGGTGGTCCCGGGGTATCACGGCACCACGGCCGGCCCGCATGGCGTGCTCGCGCCGGTCATCTACGGCTATCCGATCGACTTCGTGAACATCAGCGGGCCCTGGTCGCTGAGTTTCGGCGTGGACGGGGCGATCACGGGCCCCGGCGGTGTGGGCACGGTGCCGGTGTCCGACATGTTCATCTTCCTGACGAAGGCCACGGCGGGCGCGTATACGCTCGTCGGCCCCGCGCTGGATCAGAACAACCGGATCACGTTCATCTCGAACACGGCCGCCGCGCACACGATCACGTATACGGCGGGCTTCTTCGGCAACACGACCGCCAGCGATGTGGCGACGTTTGTCGCGGCGGTGGGGTCCAACTTTACCGTCCAGGCGACGGGCGGGGTGTGGGTCCCGGTGGCGGTCGGCGGCGTCTCCGTCGTGATTGCGTAGGTCATCACGGGCCGCACGCAGTTGAGGGGTGCGGCCCCGTTTTCGCGAAGGAGTGAGCACACATGGCAGCTTCCGCAGGCGGCGCCTTTCTCCCGGGCGCGGATTACGACCTGACCGGCACGGTGCGGATCCCCGGTCAGTTGCAACCCCTCACGTTGATGCCGGTCAACGGGGCGATTCCGATCTCGACCGGCCTCGTGAAACTGACGAAAGGGTCGATCGGCGCGTATACGCTCGCGGCCCCGAGTGCGGCGCAGGAAGGGACCGAACTCCGGATCGTCGCCGGGTCGGCGTTCGCGCATGTCGTGACGGCCACCGGCCTGATCAACGACGGCGTCACGGGCGGGGCGAAGAGCACGATTACCTTCGGGGCGTTTGTCGGGTCCAGCATCAGCCTCGTCGCCATCACGACCGCGGGGGCCGTGACCGGCACGTGGTACGTCCTGGCCCTCAACGTCGCCCCTGTCACCTAGGAAAGGATCGACATGGATCTCTCGATGTTTACCCCGGAGCAGATCGCCGCGCTCAAGGCGCAACTGGGCACCACGGACGTGTCCGGGCGGTCGCCGATCAAACCGCGGCAGCTCAACGATCTCCGCTTGCTCCCGACGAAGGATGATCCGCGGCCGACGTTCTTTATGTCCGCGGAAACGCCGCGCACCGGTGAGGACTTCTCGAAGACGGCGCAGTATCCCCGGCTGCTTTGGCACAGCAACGGGGACGAGATCACCGTGACCGATGCGACGCAGTACACCGCGCGCGTCGCGGAAGGCTATCTCTCCGTCGCGCCCGCGAATGCGGTGGCGCCGGATCCCATGGAGGCCATGCGCGCCGCCCTCGAGGCGCTGTCGCCCGAGGACCGCGCCCTGATGATCGAGGCCCAGAATCAGGACCGAATGACCGCGCTGCGCAACAAACTCTCCGCGTTGTCGCCCGAGGAGCTCGAGGCGTTGCTGGCCGGCGTCGACACGAAACCCGCGAAGCGCAAAAAGGAGCAGGTGGCATGAGCACGTATCCGAAGCTGCTGTTCAAAGACGGGGTGGAGCGCTCGGTGCAGTCGCCGAGCGACCAGGCCGCGGCTGAGAAGGACGGGTTTACCGATCCCTCCGCGAAGCCCGTGGCCAAACCGAAAGCCGCGGACGTGAAGACGCCCGCCAGTCCCGCACGCCATGAGCCGCCACCCCGGAGCGAGGGCTGAGTGACGCACGCGTGTGGGTGTCCGGGCCCGTGTCCGTCGGTCGTGCGGGGGCGGGCCGTGCCCTGGATCACGGCGGTGCAGTGGGCGGCGTTGTCCGAGGCGAGTCGGCAGGCGATCGAGCGCCTGCTGTCGCCGGGCCACGAACCGCCGCGCGGGACGGCGCCCTACGCGGTGCCCGACGTGCCGGAGTGCGAGGATCCCCCCCGCTGCACCCTCTGCAGGCGCCCATGGTAACGCGGAGGGACCCGTAGATGCCGGCCAGTACCGTGCGGGCGATCGGGACGGATGCGCTGATGGAAATCGGCGTGCTCGAACCCGGGGACACGATGAGCCCGGCGCAGGGCGCGATCGTGTTGCGCCGGTTCCAAATGCAATTGGATGCGTGGGCGGCGGATCGGCTCACGCTCGCAGTCCAGGCGCGGACGCCGGCCACGCTCCCGCCCAGTACGAGCACGCTGACGCTGGGCCTGGTGGGGGCGGATGTGACCATGGCGCGCCCCGTCTCGCTCAACGGCGTCTCGTATCTGATCCCCGGCGCAAGTCCGACGGTGGAAGTGCCGCTCGGGATCTGCGATGAGGATGCCTACGCCGCGATCAGCATCAAAAGCCTGCCGTCGGCGCTCCCGACGTTGTGCTTTTACCAGACCTCGATGAGCACCGCGCTGGGCTCGCTGTTCGTCTGGCCCCAGGTGACGCAGGCCGTGTCGCTCGTGATCTACAGCCCGCAAGCCATCGGGATTCCGTTGGCCTTGACGGACCTCATCATCGGGCCGTCGGGCTATGCGGAGGCGTTTCTGTATCAGCTCGCGCTCCGGCTGTGCAGTCCGTTCGGGGTCGCGCCGCCGCCGACCCTTAAGACGATGGCGGATGAGTCCTTCGCGACGATGAAGCGCCCGAATGTGAAGCCGGGGATCCTCGGGCTCGATCCGGCGGTGACGCACCGCACCAATGCGAGCACCTACAACGTGCTCAGTGACTCCGGAGGGAGCCGATAAATGAACGGCAATGTCGCCCGCTACAACGTTTGGGTGCCGGTGGTGCCCAGCGATACGGCGCCCTTCATCCTGGCCATGTCCAGCACGGGCGAAACGGTGCTCCCCTGTGACGCGCTCTGGGTGGGGGGCGCGGGGATCGTCGCTGCCGTGATGCAGAACGGCACGGTCGTCAACTTTACCTGCGCGGCGCCGACCCTGCTGCAGATCGCGGCCATCCGCGTGAACTTCACGACCACGACCGCCACCTTGATGGTCGCGCTCTACCAGCGGTAAGCATGAAGTATCCGGGGCTTGTGGGCATCAGCTACCAGTCAGCCAGTTATCTGGCCGATTCGGAGCGGTGCGTCAATTTGTACGTCGAAAAGAACGAAACCCCGAACGCGCCGAGTCCCTACTGTTTGCTGCCCACGCCGGGCTTTGCGGACGTACTCACCGTCCCGGAAGGGCCCATCCGTGGCGAAATCGGGGCGGTGAATGGGCGCGGGTTCTTTGTCGCGGGCTTCCGGCTCTATGAAGCGTTTCTGGCGGGCGGGGTGTGGAGTGCGACCGCCCGCGGCACCGTGGCTTCGGATGCGAATCCGGCGACGCTCTGTTGGAACGGGCCCAACGGCGGGGAACTGTTCATCACGAGCGGCGATGTGGGCTACATCCTCACGCTGGCGACGAATGTCTTGACCGTCGTGCTGCCGTCGGGCGCGACGATGGGCGCCTTTCTCGATGGCTACTTTCTCGCGCTCGATGCGTCGACGGCGACACTTCGAATCTCGGATCTGCTCGATGGGTTGACGTGGGATCCGACGCAGATCGCGCAACGCACGGCCGGCGCCGATCCGTGGATCGCAATGACCGTGCTCCATCGGGAAATCTGGCTCCAGGGCGGGCAGACCAGTGAGGTCTGGTACAACGCGGGCAGCTTCCCGTTTCCGTTCGCGCCGATCCAGGGCGCCTTTCTCGAGCAGGGCATTGCGGCGCCGTTCAGTGCGAATCGGGATGTGGCGCCGCTCGTGTGGCTCTCCTCGAATGCGCAGGGCACCCGCATGGTGCTGATGTCCCAGGGCTACACCGGCCAGCGGGTGAGCACGCACGCGATCGAGCAGGCGATCACGCGCTACGCCGTCGTGTCCGATGCCGTGTCGTTCGGGTATCAGGAAGATGGCCACACGTTCTATGTGCTGTCGTTTCCGACCGAAGACGTGACGTGGACGTATGACGTGACCGAAGGCGCCTGGGGCGAACGCGGCTATTGGGACACGACGACGAGCACCTATGAAGCGCTCCGCGTCTTCACGCACGCGATGATGTTCGATCAGCACATCGTCGGGGACCGCGCGACGGGCACGCTCTACCGGCAAGGGCTCGACTTGTTCACCGACGTGGACGAGGCCGCGATCCGGCGCCTGCGCCAGCCACCGCGCATCAGTCAGGGCCAGACGCGGCTGACCGTGCGCAGCGTGCAGCTCGTGATGGATGTGGGGATCGGCCTGAGCGGGACGAGCAGCACGCCGGGGTTCGATCCGCAAGTCATGCGCCGCACCTCACGCGACGGGGGCAAGACGTGGGGCCCGGAGAAGTGGACCTCCGCCGGGAAACTCGGCGAGTACAACACGCGCGTCGTCTGGCAACCCTGTGGCCAGGCGCGCAACTACGTCGACCAGTTCATCTTTACCGACCCGGTGCCGTTTCGCGTCTCGGATGCGGAAATCGAGCTCACCGTGGGGACGAGCTGATGGCGCCGATTGCCCCCGTCCCGCGCCGCACGGTCGTGACCGAGCAATCGCGCCTGGTGAATCCCGACTGGGATCGGTGGCTCCAGACCATCCAGGTGGCGCTGACGGCCGCGCAGAGTGCCGGCGTCTTTGCGAACAATGCGGCCGCGCTCGCCGGCGGGCTCGCGATCGGCCAGGTCTATCAGACCGTGACCGGGGAACTGCGGATCGTCGTATGACGACGCGCGTGCTCGACCCGTCGGAATATGACCGGCTCACGCCCACGACGCTGGGTCCCTACGTGTCGCTCTTGCCCGCCGAGACGCGCGTGATTGTCATCGAGCAGGACGGCGCGTTCGTCGGGCATCTCGCGGTCCTGCCGATGTGGCACACCGAAGGGCTCTGGATCGCCCCCGCGCATCGCAAGCGCGGCCGGGTCTTGCGCCGGTTGCTGCAGGGGCTCGGGTGCACGGTGCGGGACTTGGGGATTTCGACCGTGATTCCGGGGGCGGATACCGAGGAAATGCGGACGATGCTGCAGGGGCTCGGCGCGCAGCCGCTGCCCGCGCTGTTGTTTGCGCTCAACGTGAAGGAGTGTCCCTCATGCCACCCCTCGTAATTGCGGCCGGGATTGCGGCGGGCGCGGCGCTCGGGGGCGCCAAAATGCAGTCCTCTGCGGCGAACAAGGCCGCGAAGGAGCAGCAGGCCGCCACGGACAAGGCGCTCGCGGCCCAGCAGCAGGCGAATGCCCCCTATATGCAAGTGGGACAGCAAGCGGCCGCACGGCTCGCGTCGGGGCAGGCGATGGGCAAGCCCTATACGCAGCAATTCGGCGGGCCCGGTGGCAGTAACGGGTTTCAGGCGTTCCAGCCGCAAGCGCAGGGACCGCCGCCGCAAGGGCCGCCACCGGGCCCGCTGAGCGGCTTGGGCCAACCGCCCCAGGGTGGCATGGGCGCCTTCGCGCAAGGGGTCGGCGGCATGGGCGGACAGATGGGCATGAAGCCGCCACAGGGCCAGATGCCGCCACAGCAAGGCCAGCCGCCCCAGGGCGGCATGGTGATGATGGAGGGCCCTGACGGGTCACGGAAGGCGGTTCCGCAAGCGGCTGTGCAAATGGCGATGCAGCGCGGCGCGAAAGTGGTGCAGGGCTAATGGGTTTCTGGGAGGACAACGCGGACATCTACGAGCAGGGCGGCGTGACCGGCGGCGCCGGCATGGCCACGCTGGCGCAGGGCCTCGCTCAAGCCGGGCAGCAGATCGGCGCGCAGACACAGCAGGCGCCCGCGTTCAATCCCGGTCAGCAGGTGGGGCACGACGGCACGATCAACGGGATGAACCGGGAGCAGTATCGGGACGCCTGGCAGGCCAGCGGCGCGCAGTCCATGGAGGACATGAACAAGTTCATCGCGGCCAACGGCGGCACAGTGCAGAGCGGCAACGGCACCGTGATGACCCCGTTCGGGGAATCCATCGACATGCTCAAGGGCGCGCGCGGTGCGGCGGCCGGTGGTCCCGCCGCGTCCGCGGCCTGGGGCGGGATCGGCGACGGCGGCGCGGCGCCCCAGGGCGGGGCACAGTCGCCCGGGGGACTGGTCGCAGCGCCAGGTGGGGGCGGCGCCCCAGGTGGCGGAGGGGGAGGCATCGGCGCGCCCGGAGGCTGGGACGGCACGAAGTACACGAGCACGCCGCTGACCGCCGCGACGGCCTACACGCCGCAGAGTGTCGCGGGCCCCGCACCCTTGAGCCTGGCGCAATTGTCGCAACCCGCCAACGTCACCGCCGATCAGGTCGGCCCGGGCACCCAGGTCCAGGCCGGGACGGTCCAGACCGGCGGCACGGTCAGCGCGGATCAGGTCACCGGCCCGCAAGCCCTGACCGCGGCGCAGCTCGCGAATCCGGATGCGCTCCACAACCTGACCGAGGCGGAGCTCCAGGCGGACCCGTCCTATAACTTCCGGCTGAAACAGGGCCTCGGGGCGCTGCAGTCGTCCGCCGCCGCGAAAGGCCTGCTGCATACGGGGGGCACGCTCAAGGGGTTGCAGGACTACGCCGGCGAGTCGGCGTCGCAGGAATATGCGGCGGCCAACCAGCGCGCGCAGCAGACCGCGCAAGCGAACATCACGAACACGGCGAACACGACCGGCCAGAACAATCAGGCAAACGCGCAAGCCTACGGCCTCACGAACCAGTATCAGCAGCAAGCACAACTGGCGAACCAGTCCGCGAACCTGAACGCGGGGCAGTTCAACTCAAGCCAGCAGCAGCAGGCGAATCTGGCGAACGTCGGCAACCAACTGCAGGCGGGGCAATTCAACAGCGCGCAGGGCCAGCAGGCCGCGCTGGCGAATCAGTCCGCCAACTTGAACGCCGGGCAGTTCAACGCCGGGATGAACTTCAATACGCAGCAGGGGAACATCAGTAACCAGCTCGCGGCGTACAACGCGTATCAGCCCCTCGCGCAGCAGAATGCGCAGTTCAACGCCGGGCAGCAAGCGAGCGCGGCCCAGAACAACTTTGCGAATCAGTTTGCGGTGGAGCAGGGGAACAACGCGAACGCGCAGAACGCGTGGCAGGGCAACACGAATGCGCAGCTGGGCCAGGGCGGCTTGAACAATCAGGCGAACATCGCGGCGGGGCAGCTCGGCCTCGGCTACGCGCAGAACGCCACGACGCAGCAAGGACAAGCGAATCAGTACGCGCTCGGGATGGGGAATCTCGGCGTCTCGCAGGGACAACTGGGCTTGGCGCAGAGCGGGCAGAACTTCAATCAGGGCTTGCAGACGTTCAACGCGAATCAGGGCGTCTACCAGTACAACAACGATTCGAACTTCGCGCAGAATCTCGCGCTGGCGAACCTCGGGCAGAACTCGGCCCAGAATGTCGGGAACCAATCGTCCAATCTCTACGCGAACCAGGGCGCGGCGAACGCGAATGCGGGCATGGCCGGCGCCGGCGCGTGGAGTGGCGCGCTGAACACGATCGGGAATACCGCCGGCCAGTACTGGGCGAACAACCAGCCCTACGCCGGATCCCCTTACTCGGCATAGCCCATGGCCCAAGCTGATTACGGACTCGTGCAGCCCAGCGTGAAGCTGAACACCCCTTTTGAGAATCTGTCTCAGGTGTTGCAGCTCCGGAACCAGCAGGAGAATGCGCGGGGCCTCGCGGAGCAGCGCGCCGCCATCGCGGAAGAGCGGAAAGCGCGCACCGACAAGATCCAACAGGAGAACACCGACCGCCAGGCGACCGGGGAGGCCATTCAGCAGGGCGGCGGCGTCCGCGGCACGACACTCGACTGGGCGCGCGCCAATGCGCCGAACACGGTCCCGTCCCTGACGGAGTTTTTCGATAAGTCGGACGAGAAGGCCAACACGATCAAGTCCGCGCGGCAGAAGATTGCGGCCGATGAAGCCGACTTCATGGGCGACGTGGCCGATTCGATCCTGAAGCACGGCGCGACGCCGGGCGCGCTGAAGCTCGGCATGGATTACACCGTCGAACACTTCCCGGACTACGCCGAGCAGACGCAGCAACTCGCCGCGCAGTTGCAGAATGCCCCACCGGAGCAGATCAAAGCGTTCCTCGAGCACGTGCGGGATAGTTCCCCGTCGCGGCGCACGAAGGACAGTGCGCCGACGGCCGCCTCGATGGCGATGGCGGCGGCCGGCGGGGATGCGCAGGCGGGCACGGCGCTCCAGTTGCTGAATCCCGTGAAGCCGGAGAAGGCGCCCGCACTCGGGAGTTTCGAGGACTACGTCACGCGGTTTGCGGCGGATCGGAAGCTCAATCCGGCCACGCTTTCGGCTGGGCAGATTCGCGCCGCAAAGGTCCAGTACGAAGCCGCCGGCCGGGCACCGACGACGGACACTGAACCGCTGGTGTCCATCATGGGTGCAGACGGACAGCCCGTGCTCGTGCGTCGCTCGCAGGCCGAAGGCAAGCGCCCCGCGAGCACGCGGGAACAGGGTCGTCCGGTCACGGCGAACGACGCGTCGGATCTCGCCGACTTCGATACGTCCCTGGATGAACTCGCGGCCGTGCGCGCGGCGATTAGCCCGACCGACAGCACTGGGATCGTGGCGCGCGCAGCGGCCACCGTCCCGTACGTGACGCAGATCACCGGCTGGGGCGCCGATGCGAAGAAGCGGCAGGCGGTGATCGATCGCGTCAAGCAGGTGATCGGCAAAACACTCGAGGGCGGCGTGCTCCGCAAAGAGGACGAAGCCAAATACGAAAAGATTTTGCCGAACATCGGCGATTCGCCGGAGGTGGCGAAGGCGAAACTGGACGGGCTTGATGCCGCCATTGCGAAACGGAAGGGCCGCCGCCTGGATGCGCTCACGGATGCCGGCTATGACACCGGGAAGTTCACCGCGCGCACGCCCAAGCCGACGACGATCGGACGTTTCACGGTGGAAGTGAAGTAATGCCGCAGTACCACATCACGGATCCGCAGAGCGGCCGTGCGGTGACGCTGACTGGGGACAGTCCGCCGACGGAAGCCGAGCTGACGGAGATTTTTGCCAAGCTCGGACCAGCGGCGGCGAAGCCTGCAGACAAGGTGGAAAGGTCCGCGCTCAGCCGTGGTGTGTCCGGTGCGTGGTCGCAGCTCAATCCGATCGCGATGGCAGAAGGCATTGGGCAAGCGGTCGCGCATCCGATCAATACCGGCAAGGCGTTGATCAGCGCGCAAGTCGATCAAGGTCGACAGGCGTGGGATCTCGCGAAGCAGGGACGGTATACGGAAGCGGCCGGCCATGCGGGCGCGGCGGCTCTGCCTATCCTCGGGCCCGCCGCGGCGAACGTCGGCCAGCGCATCGCGGACACGGGCGACATTGCCAGGGGTGTCGGGGAAGGCGTGGGCATGATCGGCGGAATTCTCGCCCCAGGCGCCCTCGCGCGCGCGCGCGGCGTGAGCGTGCCGGCGGTGGCGCGGCCGACGAATCCGGCCGCCGTGGAGGCGCTGGCGTTTGCGGAGTCGCATGGCATCCCGGTCGACGCCGCGCTGGCCTCCGGCAACAAGGGGGTGGCGGCGCTGCAGCATGTGGTGGATCGCTCGCTCGGTGGGTCCGTGGTGGCGGGGAAAGCGCAAGCGGCGCAGGCCCAGCGGCTCGGGGCGGTCGGAGAGCAGCTCGCCGAGCGAGGGCATCGCGGATCCGTGACGGTGGAGCAGGCCGGGCAAGGCGTCAAGGATGTCGTGCTCGAGAACGTCCGCCAGCACGCCGGGGACGCGACGACCGCCTATGACAAGCTCCGCGCGATCGAAGCCGATCCCGTGCATCGCAAGACGGTCCAGACCGGCACGCGCGTGGACACCACGCACACGCCGACGGGCGCCGTCGATGCCGCTGGCCGCCCGATCTCACAAGCCTCGACCACGCGCGTGCCGGTCATGGAGGAGATCCAGTTGCCGGTCGATCTGCGCGCCGTCAAGGCGTCCCTGAAGCCGATTCACGACGAACTGATGGCGCGCTATCCGGTGGCGCAGCAGGAAGCCTCCAAGGGGCTCAAGGCGCTGCAGAACATCGTCAACGGGCCGGACTATTCGCCCCTCTCCACGGTCGACGCCAATCTCGGCGCGATCAAGTCGATTGCGCGCTCGGATCTACCGGAACTCCGATCCGTGAGTCAAGGGACCGCGGCGGGCGCGGTGAAGCATCTGGACGCGATTGTGCGAAAGACCGCCGCCGACGCCGGGCCGGAGGCCTTGCAGGCGCTGGAGTCTGGGCGCACGGCCACGATTGCCAAGTACGGCGCGGCCGACGTGCTCGATTCGCTCCAGGCGGAGCCCGTGCGCGTGCAGCGGGGCTTGACCGCGCCGGCCGACAGTGCCGTGGCGCATCTGCGGGCGGTCGCCAAGGAAGCCCCCGCTGAGCTCCCGAAGATTGGGCGCGCGGTGCTCGATGGCCTACTCGAGAAGGCGGCCTCGGGGGAGAGTGGCTTCGACCACGCGCAGCGGATCGCGGGGGACTGGCAGAAGCTCGGGCCGCAAACCAAGCTGCTGCTCTACAAGGATCCGGCCTACATCCACGAGCTCGACAAGTTTTTTCGGCTGGCGAAGATGGCGGCGCAGAATCCCAACCCGAGCGGCACGGCGCAGGCGGTGTCCGCGGCGGCACAAGGGGCGGCCATCTGGGCCAATCCGATCGCCGGGGTGAGTGCGCAGTTCGGGCTGGCGGGTCTGTCGAAGATCCTGCACTCCAAAACCGGGGTCGCGCTCTTGACGAAGGGGTTTCGGATTCCGATGGGGAACAAGGCGGGGCGGGCGGCGTGGGTCGCGGAGCTGGGCGCGCTTACCAGCCCCAGCGAATCCCGAACCCCAGCTCTAGAGTCAGCGCAATGACTGTCACGGTAAAGATGGTCATGACGGCCAGGGTCAGGACGACGCGGTACATGACCCACCACGCATCGAAGAGTCTAGCGGGCCACTCGATGAGCACGCGGCGCCAGTTCGGCATGGGAGAGGAAGAGTAGCACACATGGCCACCGGGACCCTGGCTCCTGCGTTCTGGTTCACCGCCCTGTCAGACGACGGGTTCATCGTCCCCGGGGCGCTGCTGTCGTTCTTTTTGAGCGGCACCAGTACGCCCGCGCCGGTCTATCACGACGCCGACTTGACGACCGCCTGGACCCAGCCCGCCGCCTGCGACGCGTCTGGACGCATCGTGATCTATCTGGATCCCGCCGTCGGCAACCTGAAAATGACGATCACGGACAGCCTGGGCGTGCCGTTCGGGCCGACCGTGGATCCCATCAGTCCGACCAATGCGGGCGCCTCGGGCGGGGTGGGGGCGTTCGCGTTCGACTTCGGGAGCAACAGCGCCGCGGAAGTCACCGCGACGAGCTACGCCGCGGGCGCCACCTACGACAAATTGCACCCGGGGACGAGCGTCTGGATCGTGGATTCCGGCACCCTCCTGGGGACCTACGTGCTCGAAGCCGTCGGCGTGCAACTCGTCGGCGGCACACTCACCGTCGCGCTGGTGAACCTCACCGACGGATCGCCAGATACCCCGATCGCGACCTGTGCGATCACGAGCCTCACCGGGCAGACCGCCGACAGCGCGGTCATTACCTTCCCGGGCGGCGGGACGGCGAAGAGCTACGGGATCAAAACGATTGTGTCCGCGAATAGCGGCTTCCTCATCGGCGCCCGGATTTTGAGAACCCTATGAACAAGGCCTGTCTGCTCCTCGCGTTGCTCTGGCCCGTCACCGTCGCGGCGCAACCGGCGCCGACCGTGGTCTCCAGTCTGCGGTCCACGTCGACCGCCGCGGGCTCGGTGAAAGTGGGATGCGCGCTGACCGGGCCCTGCACGGGTGGGCTCACGGCTGGCGCGCTGGACGTGGCCTCCGTGACCTCCGCCGGGTTCATTGAAATCGCGAGTAACGTGCCCGCCTCGCAGACGAACCGGCTGGTCAACAATGCCGGCACGCTGAGTTTCAACGGCGTCGTGCTGGCGACCGGCGCGAGTCTGAGCGGCACGCTGAATACGATCCCGGTGTTCACCGCGTCGAATGCGGTCGGCAATTCGATCATGACGCAGAACGTCGGCGCCACGATCCTGACGGTGGCAGGGGCGCTCAACGCGACGACGCTGGGCGGCGCGCTCTCGACGGCCGTGCAGCCGAATGTCACGACGATGGCCGCGCTGACCTCCATCGGGACGATTGCGACCGGCACGTGGAACGCGACGATCATCGGGCTCTCGAAAGGCGGAGCGGGCGTCAGTCTGGCGGGCACCGGCGGGGCCTCGCAATTTCTCCGACAGAACACGGTCGGCGGGACGATCACCGTCGTGCGGCCCGCGATTGCGGACCTGAGCGACGGCACCAACGTCGCGGTGCTCAATGCGACCAATGCGATGGTCCCCGCCGCGGGCGCGTCGCTGGTCATCACCCGGAACTCTGGGGTATCCAGTATTCGCGGCACGTCAGACTTAGCGTTGGATGGCAGTAGCGGCGCGGGCGGCTTGTATTTGAATGCGATTGGCACCGGGCCGATCGTGTTCGGGAACAAGTGGGGCGTCAACGTGGCGGGGGATTTCACCTTCGGGGCGTCCTCCAATATCGCGGACTCCAGCGGCACGCCGACGATTGCGACCGGGTTCGGCACGAGTCCGACCATCGCCGGGACCGATTACGCGTTCAAGGTGGTCAAGCAGGCCAATGCCTCATCGAGTGGCACGGTCAACTTTGGGCATACGTGGACCACGACCCCGATCTGTGTGCTGGCCACGAGCAATTCGACCTTCCCAGTAGTGGGTCTGACTAGCGCCTCGACATCATCGATCGGGTTCTCCTGGGTGTCGTCGGCGCTCGGGGCTGAGTTTTACGTGCTCTGCCGGTCCTATTGATGCGCGTGCCCCTGCTCGTGCTGCTCCTGCTCACGGTGCCGCTCGTCGCGCAGGAGGCGAAGGACACCGCGCCGGCGCTGACGCCGATCGAAACCCTGCGCGTCGAGAACCTCCGGCTCGAAAGCGTGATCATCCAGCGCGAAGTCGCCGACTGGCAGGCGAAGCGCACCACCTTGAAACAGGATCTGGAGCGGGATCGCGTGGGCTGGATCGTCAACACGGACACCGGGACGTTTACGAAAGCCCCTAAATGACCAACTGGCCCGAGCCGCTGACGATTACCCTCATCGGCGGCATGATCGTCACGGTCATCGGCTCGATTGTGACGGGCATTGTCGCCGTCATTACCGCGCTCCGCGTGACGGTGGTGAGTCGGCAGCAGGAGCTCACGCGGGGCGACCTCCTCACCGTCGCGAAGGACACCGAGACGATCAAGGGGCACGTCAACAGCGAAAAAACCGCGGCGGAGGGGCGGGAGACCGCGCTCAAGATGGAGAACCTGCTCCTCCGTGAGCAGCTCGCGCAGGAGAACGTCACCAAGCGACTGCTGGCGCAGGCCGCCGCGTTGGTGCCGGCGCTGGCCACCGTGCCGCAGGATGCGGGCGTGGTGCCCCAGGATCGCCGCGCTGAGGATCGCCCGCGGCCAACCGACGCGACACACACGGCGAAGGCGCCCGCATGAGTCTGCGGATCAACTGGCCGATGGGCGTCTTTCCCGCCGTCGCTCTGGATGCCTGGCAGGGGTGGATGGCCGTCCGCGAAGGCGATCCCCGGCACCCGGGCGCGCTCGTCGTCTACGTCTGGGACGGCACAGACCTGGGGCTGGCGCAGGAGTGGCGGCGGTGGAGTCTCAAGGCGGAGTCGCCCGCGTTTCCTGGCCTCTATGTCTTTGAGGCTCTGCTGTGGCTGGCGTATCACGACGGCGCGCGGCTGCAGCTCCGCAACCTCACGGCGGGGACGGTCCGGACATTTGATGCGCTCAGCAATCCGACCGCGTTCGGGGCGGGGTGCTTTGCGTACTGTGAGCCTGCGCAGCCCTACCGGGTGCTGAAGATCGATCTGCGGACGGGCGCGATCACGCAGCCGCGCCTGGGAGCGCCGACGGGGCTCTCGCGCATCCTGGATGATGGGCACGTCGTGACGATTGACGAAGATCGGCAGGCGCTGAACGGCGCGACGATCCCGGCCTTTGCCTATCCGCTCGCGGTGGGCGAAGGCCCGACGGGGGGCGTGCGCTGGGTGGCCGGCGGATTTACCGATCTGCTGTGGTGGCCGCTCGACAGCTTCACGCCGAAATGCGCGGTCGACGGCGATCGGTGGGCGATTGCCACGGCCGGGAGTGGGACGGTGCGGGTGTTCTGCGGGTCGTTCGAGGAGCTCGCGGATGCGAGTGCCCCGCCTGGCGTGCCGCCCAAACCGCCGCTGCCGCCACCGGAGCCGCCGCCGAAGCCCCCAATTCCGCCGCGCCCGCCCGATCCGCCGCCGCCCGCACCGTTTCTGCCCCCCGCCGCTCGATTTGGAGGTCACATGGATGTCTACGCACGACTCAACGGAAAGTACATCGGCGTCGATCCGAGCGCGCCGGACACGCTCTATGCCGACCGCACCAAAGGCGACGGATGGGAGCGGATCAAACTGACGGCCCACGAGAACGGGCGCTTCGATGCGCTGCTCGTGGCTGGCAATCGTCAGCTGTCTTTCGGGCCGAACGGCCTTGAGCTTCGACCGGCGGGGGCGATCGGGGAGTGGGAACAACCCTTCTGCACGACGCAGCCCGACGGTACGAACCTCGCGTATCGCGTGCAGGACGGGACATTGGCCGGGCCGGTGCTCGTGCTCGAGGCCGCATGAATCTCGATCTGCCGCGGGCGCGTGTCTATGGCGGCGGGGGTGGGAGTACCGTGGGCGCGCTGGGCATCGACGGCCGCTTCTTCACGATGAACGGCCAGCCGTGGACCGCGATTGAAGCGTCCGACTTCAGCCTGTTCAAGCGGTATCTTGACCGCGAATCTGTCACACCGATCTTATTGCAGCGTCAAGAGATCGTCTTCAACTGTCTGAGAGTTTGGCTGCTCAATCAGTCGGTGATCGGGGGACGCAATGGCGGCTTCGACGGTAGTCGGATCCACCCCGCCGACTATCCGGATTTCTATGAGGCGTTGGGATCCTTCGTCAGCCTGTGTGGGCAGTACGGGATGGTGGTGGAGCTCACGGTGTTCACGCAGACGCAGACGCTGATGCCGAATCGGTGGGACCAGCAGCAGCATCTGGACCGCACGGCCGACGCGGTGCGCGGGCGCGGCCATGTCCTGCTCGAGCTCGTGAACGAAGGCGACCAGCACGACAACGCCGTCGCATCTGATCTGCGCCGGCCCGCTGGGGTGCTGATCTCGCGCGGTTCGAACGGCGCCGACAAGATGCCGCCGCGGCCGCCGTGGGATTACGAGCTCTATCACACGAACGACCTGGACGAGTTCCAGCGGAAGGTCGGCCACAACGCGATGGAACTCGCGGACCAAAGCGGGACGCCTTGCCTATCGAACGAGAACACCCGGTATCCCGATCGCGACCGCAACGCCGTGCACGCCTACGACGCCGCGATGGGCGGGGCGCTGCTGTGCGCGGGCAGCTGTTATCACTCCACGAGTGGCAAGTTTTCCACGCGGTTCGCGGACGGCCCGGAGCTGGAGTGCGCGAAGGCCTGGGTCGCAGGGGCCCGAAGCGTGCCGCTGGCGTTTCAGCGCGGGGCGTATCGGCATCGCGACGACCTGGAGGGTCCGGAGTGCATCCGGGCGTATACGCGGACGCTCAGCGACGGGCGTGCGCATCTCATTCGAATTCGGCCGTAACCCGACGTTCACAAAAGGAGCCTTCATGGCCAAGTTTGACATTGCGAAGTTCTTGCAGATTCTCGCGTTCGTCGGCCCCGCGGTCCTCGTCGCCGTGCCTGGCGGCGCCGCACTCGCGCCGCTGGTGCCGGTGATCATCTCCGCGATCGGGGACGCGCAGGCGATCAAGGGGGCCACGGGCGCGGAGAAGAAAGCGCACGTCCTGAAGATTGCGACTGCCGCCGTGACGGTGGCCAACAGCACCGGCAAGGTGCGGCTCAGCGAAACCGAGGTCGAGGACGTGGCGGGGAAGGGGATCGATGCGGTGATCGGCACCATCCATATCGTTCAGGGCGCGAAGGTGGTTCAGGCCGCGGCGTGACCGACTGTCCGATCTGCCGCTCGGTGCGATCCGTCGATGCGGATGGCTATTGCAACGCGTGCGGGAAGATGCCGCCTCGTCACGGACGCTCCGCTGGGAACCAGCGTTGCCCTGACGCTGGAGGGGTGGGACACCGTGACGGGGCGGCACTCGGACTGAAAGGCGGACGGGATGTACTTGAAACCGCTCCCGCAAACGGCGTTCTCGATTGTGCGGCGGGACATTGCGGAAGCGCGGGCGCAGGCCACCGAGGCCCGGGCGGAGTCGGCGCGCTATCGTGGCGTGATTGAACGGGCGCTCGGGCAGTTACGGGAGCCGCGGCCGGCGGTGTCACGGCAAGGGCTCAGCCCAATCGATCGCGCGATCCATGGGCTGAGCCTCGCGCTGGTCGGGTAGTTACCGCTTGGGTGCCGACGGATGGTTCGGCGGCACACACCCACCGTAGATGCTCGTCACCATGCCGGGCACCGTGCAGCGCACCGTGGCGGTCGGCAGCTGGGGCGTCGGCACCGGCTCCGGCTGCTGATCCGGGAAGATGATCACCGGGACGGGGGTGATCGCGCTGTCGTTCGGATTCATGTATCGCCGGAGGATCACCTGTCCAGTGTTGCAGGTGTAGACGATCCACGGATTCTTATCATAGACGGTCATGGACACCGGGCCCATCAACGCGCACGGCGCGTCTGACAGCGGCACATCCAGGTGCGCGCCTTTGAAGGCGAAAATTTTGTCCTGGGCATAGACGCCACCCGTGAACAAGCCGAGTGCGAGGACGACGCCGAGAAGAGTCGTGCGATTCATTTAGGACTGCTTTCTGTCTGTCACGGATTTACGCGGCCGTCCGCCTTTTTTGCCGTTCGCCCTTGCGGCGGCGGCTTTCTTCGGGCTCGTCTTCCCTTTGCTCGCCAGCCCGCCGAGCCGACCGAGCGCGACGGCGGCCGGATGTTTCCTAGCCACGATGCCCGCGCAGCTCCGTATACAAGCTGTCGATCATCGCGTCGACCACCGCCGCACCGCAGACCGCGCGGAGTGCCTCGACTGGGGGGAGCCCGGCTTCCACCAGGGCGGCGACTTTGATTGTGATGAGTTCGCTGGCCTTCATGTTCGCTCTCCGGTGGCTGCGTCGCTGCGTGAGTGCGTCGACAGAAGTGAGTATAAACCCACAGCGGTGTAGGGTCAAGCGAAATCGACAGACGGCAGGCACTCGCGGGCACTTTCTGGGCACTTTCGACTCTCCAAAAGAGCCAGAATGAGGCTTTTTGATGCAGTTACGAGGATCGGCCGATCCTGCGAAATCGCGGGATTCAGGCCACTTTTGTTCAATGTTTATGGGGTTTTTGAGTGGCGTCCCCAGCGGGATTCGAACCCGCGTTTTGGCCTTGAAAGGGCCAGTTACTTGGCAGCTAAGCGCCGTATTAACCTAGGTTTGGCGACGTTTGGCACTTTCGCGGGCACTTTCTTTTCCCGCTTGTCTCCCGACGGCCTCGGCGCTGGCGTCTCCGGCGCGTCCAGTTTCGCGACCGCACGCCGGTCAATTTCGGCCTGCGCCGCCTTCGCATAGCGGGCCGTCAACGGCGAGCCTGGCGCGTGCTGCAGGAGCCGCCCGGTGATCGCTTCGTTCCCCTCCGTCTTCGCAAAGACCACGCTCGCGAAGCTGTGCCGCAAATCCTTCTGGGTGCCGCACGTCTGCAGCTTCGCCAGACTCGTCCGGACCGCGTGACGCGCGGGACTGTCGACGTGGACCCCACCGGCCTCCAGGGCGGCGTCTTCGGCCGCGAGCGCGGCGCGCACCTTGGCCACCGCCTTCCGGACCGCTCGGCGGGTCGTGTTACTGCTCGCGGGCGTGAGCGTGGCCCAGAGCCCGGCGGCGTCGAAGGCGCGCAAGGCGATCACGCCACGGCTCGAGAGGGGCACGGTGCGGCGGGGAACGCCTTCTCCTTTGATGCGTTCGGGCAACCGAAGCGTCGCGGCCAGCGGGTCGAAGTCGCTGCGCACGAGCCGATCAATGGTCGCGAACGCCATCCCGGTATGCATCTCCACGGCGGCGATCAGGCGCGCGGCGCTTGGGACGGCCGGCGCGTGGGGTTTGTGCGAGCGGATCGCCGGCATCGCGTCCAGGATGCGATCGAGAATGTGGAGCTCGTCGGTCCCGCGGGCCTCGAGCGTGCTCGGCGCCGGGTTCTTGTACTTCTGACTGAACCGGACCGGGTTCCGCGTCGCCTGCGCGGTCGCGGTGAACGCGGCGAGCTCGCCCGGCGCGGCGCTCGGATGCTCCTGGCGCACGTCGCGCGCAATCACCCAATCGACGAACACGGCGAGATGATCGCGGCGCTTCTTGAGGCTCTGATCATCCAGGCCAGTCGCCGCACTCGGACGCCCCTGTCGGAAGCGGCGCTCCTGGTTCGTCGGCGTCGTACGCCACCGCTGCATCACGTCGTTCAACTCGATGGCCGCGATCCCCAACGTCGGGCGATCCGCGCCGAGCTCGTCGGCCCATCTCCACAGGTAGGTGACGCGCCGCGCGTCGGCGCCGCTGTCGGCATAGTCCGTGATGTCCACGGCCAGGCTCCCGGTGAGCGGGGCCGCGTCGCCCCCGCCATGGATCGCGAGCTGCTGTGTCTTCCAGTTGAGCAGGATCAGGAACGGCGGTTTGGTGCGGAAGGCCTCCGCCGCGGTGCAGCTGTGGTAGTGCGCGAGCTTGTCAATGACGACCTTGATCCGGTAGCCCGCATTTTTAGGGTGGATGCCGGACCCTTTCGGGGGTGTGGGACGGCTGGGCATGTGGTACGAATGTCCTAGAAATCTTGCCGGCTCTGCACGGTAGTGGACAGACTGTTTCGTGTCGTCCTGACCGTCACGGTGTCGCCGCGGCATGCCTCTCGCACGTGTGTGATCCTCGGTTCCTAGAACAGAAAGTAAATGCTCTAGTTGGGCTTCCGTATAGGAAATAAAACCGCGATTACAGGATTGCTTTTCTATGACGCGGCGGGTATCGTGGCACGTTGTTTCCGTTTTTCCCTGTGTCGATTCCCTCTAGGTCCGGGAGTTTGCCTACATGCCGTTGTCGTCTTCGCCTGCCACGCGACGCCAGGAGTCGAAGGGCTCCCTGTCGCGCAAGCATCTCCAGCGCAAACTCGCCTGGGTCACGGCGTCTTACGCCGCGTGTGCGCCGTCCGGTCGGGCGGCAATCGATCTGGCCTTGGTGGCGCTGATGCGTCATCAGGCAGCGCGTTCGCCAACGCCAAGAGCGCCGTCCGGCCGTCGACGGTCGTTGATTGAAATTTCCGCACGACCTGGACACACTCGGCGCTGAGCGGTTCGGCGGTTTCGTCCAGCACGGCTTTGATGACATCGACAATGGAGAGCCCGAGCGCCTGCGCGTGCAGGGTGAGGCTCTCCACGTTGCCCGCCCGCCCGTGCTCAATCGCGAGCACCGTCTTATAACTCGGCCCGCCGTTGCGTTCAACCTCGCTGGCGTTCCAATGCTTGTCGCTTCGGTGGAGAAGGAGTTTCTTCCCCACGCGCTTCCAGAGGTCTTGGGGCGTCACGTTGGCATTGTAAGAAAATTCTTCGACGGTGGTACGCAAGAGTTGACCTCAAGTGCCCATAGATGGAATCGCATTCTACTATAGAAAGTAAGTCTTGACATTCTAGAATTGCAATTCTAAAATCGTGGAATGAATTTCCGCGCGCTCCGCCGCCGCTCCGGGCTGAGCCAGTATCGCCTCGCGCAGAACACCGGCGTTCAGTCCACCACGATCAGTCAACTCGAACTCGGCAAGGTCCGGAATCCGACGTACGCCACCGTGGCGGCGCTGGCGAATGGCTTGGGGACGACGCCCCAAGTCGTCGCGGCGTGCATCGCGGAAACCTCGCCGCGTCGCCGGAGGGTCGCATGACGGCGCGACGCTGTTACACGATTGCCGATCTGCTCGTCGCGTTGCAAATCTCCCGGCCGACGTTCGACCGGCTGCGCGCCGCCGGGGGCTTGCCGATGCTCGAGGAGTTGCAACCCCGCATCGGCGGCCGGCCCCGCTACCGCGCGGATCTCGTCGATCGGTACCTCGCGAATCAGTTTCTCGTCCGGCGCGGCCAGATTCGAAAGGTCGGCTAACCCATGAGCGATCGCCACCTCGATCCCCCCTACGACGAAGGCGACGCGCTCGGCCGGGTCGGCTTCTGGATCGCCGTCTCGATGGCGATCGCTGGCGTCGCGGTCCTTCTCGGCCTCTGGTGGCTCTGGTGAGCGGCCAGACGCTGTTCATTCTGCTGTTTGTCGTGCTGCTCCTGGTCGCGGGCTGGTCATGGCTCTACATCGGGGAGTTATTGATCGAGCGCCGCGAGGCGAAGGATCGGGAAGCGCGGCTCAGGGCCATCTGGGGACGCCGGAGTTGAGATGGAGCGCCACGGCGAGCCGATGACGGCGGAATCGATCCACAAGGCGCGCATGGCGCAGCGGCGCGAACGCGTGCATGCGATTGCGGATCTGCTGGCGGGGTTTGACGGGGTGATCTTCGCGCAGGCGACGGCGTACGACCGCGCCATTTATTTGAATGCAGCGGAAGCGGCCATCGAAGCCGCACACAGAGAGAAGCTGGCCTTATGACTACTTCAGACAATCTTGACGCGATCTGCGCGGCCCTGGCGAAAGCGCAAGGCGCGATGAAGCCGGCGACGAAGGACGCGACCAATCCGCATTTTAAGTCGAAGTATGCGGACCTCGCCGCGAACGTGGAAGCGGCGCGTAAGCCGATGGCCGACAACGGGCTGAGCTACGTTCAGGAACCGGTGACGACGCCGGGTGGGGTGGCGTGCTCGACGCGCCTGCTCCACAGCTCCGGCCAGTGGATTCACTTTGAGCCGCTGACGGTGCCGTGCAGTAAGAACGATGCGCACGGGGTTGGATCGGCGGTCACGTATGCGCGCCGCTATTCGCTCGGGGCGGCCCTCGGGCTGGTGGCGGATGACGATGATGCGAACGCGGCGGTGAGCAAGGGCAACGGCGCCAGTGAGCCGATCGCGCGGGCGCTCCCGCACGGCTATGCGGCATGGCTGGATGACATGCGCGCCGCGGCGGATGAAGGAACGGCGCAACTCGAGAAGGCGTGGAAAGCGTCGCGGTCGGAATACCGCGCACACATCACGGCGACGGAGCCCGCGACCTGGGAGAACCTGAAAAAGATCGCGGCCACGCGTCAGCAGGTGACGGCGTGATTGCCGACGTGGCGGGGAACTTTCGGGTGATCGACGCGCCGCAACGCTCGAGTGCGTGGTTCGCGGCCCGCGCTGGGCGGGTTACCGGCTCGGTCGCCGCCGCCATGATGGCGAACGGCAAGGGCAAAGGGGCCGAATCCGTGCAACGTCGGGATCTGCGCATCCGCCTGGCGCTCGAGCGCATCACGGGCCAGCCCGAGGAAGACGGCTCCGGGTATGTGTCGACCGCGATGCAGCACGGGATCGACACCGAAGCCGAAGCCGTCGCGGCGTACGAAGTGCTGACGGGGCAGATGGTCAGCACGACGGGCTTCCTGTCCCACAACGTACTCCAGGCGGGCTGTTCTCTGGATGGGCACATTGGCGAGTTCGACGGCATCTGTGAATTCAAGTGTCCGAAATCTTCCACGCATCTGCGCTATCTCCGCGAGAAGGTGCTCCCCGACGATTACAAGTGGCAGGTGATCCATAACCTGCTGATCACGAATGCGAGCTACTGCGATTTTGTCTCCTACGACCCGCGGATGCCGCCGGAGCTGCAGGTGTTCCGCGTGCGGGTGTCCGTCGACACGTTCGATCTGCCCGCGTATCACCTCGCGCTCACGTTGTTCCTGAGCGAAGTCGACAAAGAAGTCACCTCGATTCTCGCGCTGGCGGGCGCGGCCGCATGAGACGAGACGCCCTCCGTGAACGACCGTGTGCGTGGTGCGGGGTGCTGTTCAAGGCCAGACGTCTGCGCGGCGTGGAGCGACGGTTCCATACCTGGGACTGCGCGACAGCGGCGAAACGCGCGTGGGGCGTGATTCGCCCCGAAGGCGCCCCGGCGTCGGATAGTGCGCGGCGGCCGCCGGTGCTGACCGGGCATCGCGTGCTGCACGTGCGGGCGGCGGGTTCTGATGTGTGACTGCGCGACGTGCGGCGCCTATGTGCCGTGCGGCAATCCAGGCTGCACGAATGAGGAGTGCCCCGACTGCCGCGAACTGCGCGAGTCACTCGCCGACGCCGATCTGCCAGCGGATGAATCTGACGAGGTCCCCTGGTAATGGCCGTCTGTTACGAGTGCGTCAAGTGCGGCGTGCGGCTCTGGATTTCGGCGGGTGATCGCATCCGGTTGAAGGCGCAGGGCTGGACCTCGTTCATGGTGCAGCGGGACCTCTATTGGAAGTGCGGCGAGTGCGCTGGGACGAAGCGGTGATGGCCCTGACGCCGACGTTTGCGGGGGAGGTGGATGCTGCGGGCAAACTCTCGCTCCCCTCCACCGCGCGGCGCGACATGGCCCGCTACGTCAAGACCCTGAAGGGCAAACGGGTGGTGGTCGCGGTGACGGAGTTCAAAGAAACGCGGAGCCAAGCCCAGAACCGTTTTTGGTGGGCGAAGCCGGTGCCGCTCTGCGCGAATCACTGCGGGTACACCGATTCACAGATGCACTATGCGCTCCTGGGCGAGTGCTTCGGCTATGTCGACGGCCCCGGCGGCAAGCCGATCCCGGTCAAGCCGTCCAGTTCGGAACTGTCGGTGGACGAGTTCGGGCAGTTGATCACCTGGATTCTCGATTGGGCGCCGTCCGAGCTCGGGGTGTTCATCCCTGAGCCGGATTGGGACTGGCGCGCGAAGCAGAACGAGGCGGGGGAGGTCGCGTGAACAATCTGACACCGAAACGGAAACGGTCATGGCTGGGGCCGACGCGCTATGTCGCGCGCTGCGTCTCGCGTCGGCGGCTGCGCACGCGCCCGTGCTGGAAGCCGCTCCCACCAGGGGAGCACGTCGGCGTCTGTCACGACTGCCGCGAAATGTTCCTGCGCGCGTTGCGTGGTGAGGCTGTTCTGAATGGGCGCGTCCAATTCGCCGCGGCTCGCATTCGCGAAGGGGCTGCCGCAGATCGTCGCGAAGGTGCGCAAGCGGCTCGGGGTGGCGCGGATGGACCGGATCGAAAAAGAGCGCGTTCGCGTACGGGATCGGGAGTGCTGCCGGGTCTGCGGCCGCAAGACGCGGGATGTGCACGAGCGGCTGTTCAAGAGTCTCGGCGGCGTCGCCAGTCTGGTCAATTCGATGTGCGCCTGCCGGGTGTGCCATCCGTATCTGCAGCACCACGGGATCGACGTGTTCGGCGCGAGCTGCAATGTGCCACTTACGTTCGAAATGCAGAAGCCCGTGGCGCATCTCGTCTTTCGCGGGCGTGCGGTGCCTTCGCATGTGACGGTGACGACAGAAGAGAGGGAGGCTGGATGAAAGCGTTTATCGAGACGTTGCGGGAAATCCGGGAAGGGGAGCTGCTGTCTGAACTACCCGCGAAGGTGCAGGATTTGGTTGCGGCGGTCCAGGCGACGCAGAAGGCCGGCAAGATCGTGAT